CCAATGAATTTCAAAATTTACAAAACAGATTAAAATTAGTTACAAATTCAACACTTGAATTAAATAAAGTTCAAAGTGAATTATTTGAAATAGCTAGAAGAACTAGAGGAGGTTTTTCTGAAACAGTAGAACTTTATCAAAAACTTGCATTACAATCTAAAAATTTAGGATTAAGCAGTAAAGAATTAGCAACTATTACAGAAAATGTTAACAAAGTTATTGGTATTGCTGGAGTAGGTTCTATTCAAGCTAGTTCTGGTATTCTACAGTTATCTCAAGCTTTTGCATCTGGAAGATTACAAGGAGATGAATTTAGAAGTATATCTGAAAACATTCCACCATTATTAGATATATTTGCAAAGGAATTAGGTGTTACTAGAGGAGAATTAAAAAAACTAGGTTCTGAAGGTAAAATTACATCAGATATTATTGCAACAGCTTTATTAAAAGAAACAGATAATATTAATAAAAAATTTCAACAACTATCTCCAACTATAGGTCAAGCTACAACTAGATTGGGAAATAGTTTTTTAAATCTTGCTGGAACATTTAATGAAGCTACTGGATTAGCAAATAAATTAGCAAGAGGTATTATTAGTATTTCAGATTCACTCGATAATTTATCTAAAAAAATTAAAGATAGTACACCTAGCCTTGAAGATTTAAAAAAACAATTAGAAGATATTGATAAAACTGTAATTGATCTAGGTGGTAATTTAGATAAAGTTGACCCATTTGGAGTTCTTGCTAATGATATTAAAGAACTAAATAAAGCAGATTTAAAACAAGCTATTAAAAATCTAGATATTTATAATGATAGATTAATGCTTATTGCAAAAGGTCAAGTTGATTTTGCTGGACAATTTTTAGAATTAAATAGACAACAAAAAAATGTTATTAAAACTTATAAATTTTATGAAGATGCCATTATTAGAACTAAAGGTAATGTCATTAATCAAAAAGATGCATTAGAAGAAGTATTAGAAAAAATTAAAAAATCTAATGATGAATATAGTTTATCTAATGAATTATTTACTGGTATTAATAATGCTACTTCTAAATTCTCACAATCACTTGCTGAATCTTTAGTATTAGGTAAAAGTTTAAATAAAAACTTTAGAGAATTAGCACAAAGTTTATTAGTAGATATAGTTGCTAAAACAATAGAAAGAATCACTTTAAAATTAGTAGAAAAAACTATTGATGAATTTTTATTAAATAGAGAAAAAGAAAAAGTAGATGCAATTAATCATCAAAATAGTTCTTTGAAAAAACAAATAGCACTTCAAGCAATTTTAATGGCAATGGGTGGTGGCGGTGGTGGTTCATCTTTAAAATTTTTTGCTAATGGTGGAACAGTATCAAAAGGAAAACCAATAATGGTGGGGGAAAGAGGGCCAGAATTATTTGTGCCTAATCAAACAGGACAAATTACTCAAAATGCTAGAGGAACTAATAGTGGACAAACTACAGTTAATTTTAATATTAATACAGTAGATGCTTCAGGTTTTGAAGAATTATTAGTTAGATCAAGAGGAACTATAACTCAATTAATTAATTCTGCTGTAAATGAGAGAGGGGCTAAAAGTATAATCTAATGTCAGGTGCATTTCCAATATCAACTGCTAAGTTTGAATCTTTAGGAATAAAGTCAATTCAAAATACTATTATCTCTAAATCTGTTTCAGGTAAGAAACTTGCAAGACAAATAGATGGTCAAAGATGGGGATTTACTGCTAGAATAATTACAGCTAAACGATCTGATGTTTATGGACAACTAATGGCATTTATAATTAAACAAAGATCAGGCAAAGAAAATTTTACAATAGTGCCACCAGAAGTCGAAGATGCTAGAGGTACAGCTAGTGGTACACCAACTGGAACAGCTAGTGCTGGTGCTACATCTATTACATTAGGTGGAACTGGAACTGGCACATTAAAAGCTGGAGATTTTATTAAGTTTGCTAATCATTCTAAAGTATATATGGTCGTTGCAGATCAATCAGATATTTCAACTGGAACTCTTACAATAGAGCCACCTTTAACTACAGCAGTTTCTTCATCAAATATACAATTTGATAATATTCCATTTACTGTTTATCTAACTAACGATATTCAAGAATTTGGAGTAGTGGGTGCAGATAAAGATGGTAATGCTTTATATCAATTTGAATTTGATGTAGAAGAAGCATTATAGATGACGAAATATTTAGTGAAACATTGGGTCACTGCTGATTTTATTGCTGAAAAAGTAGTAGATGAAACTGAATTAGATCAAACTAAAAATGATTTAAGATATAATACTATTCCTAATGGAAGTTTTAGTTTTGTTATGGTAAAAGATAGCGAGAAAGTATTAAGAACAACTTACGAGAAATATGACGAGAAACTTAACTTCGACATTAAAGAACGAATTAGCAACGAATGATATTCGACCAGTACATCTTATCACTATTGGGTTCAGTACTCCTATTAATATTACTGATTGTTCCTTTTCGCTAACATCATCAGTATCAGGCTCATCAGTTACCTATTCAGCATCAGATTTTGTATTAGGTATATCTAATCATAGCGAACAAACAGATTTAACTAAAGCTACAGTTAATTTAACTTTATCAGGTGCAGATCAAACTTTTATTTCTACAGTATTAAATGAAAATGTTACTAATGATACTGTTGATATTTATAGAGGTTTTTTAAATGCTTCTAATACTTTAATTGCTGAACCTTTTTTACTTTATAAAGGAAATATTGAAAGTTTTAATATTCAAGAAACTGAAAAAGATAGTGCAGTTGGTTTATCTATTGTATCACATTGGGCAGATTTTGAAAAAAAGAATGGTCGTAAAACAAATAATACATCTCAAAAAAGATTCTTTAGTACAGATGTAGGTATGGATTTTGCAAGTCAAACTGTTCAAGATATTAAATGGGGTAGAGCATAATGGGTTGGAAAAGTATTGTTAGTAAAGTTGTATCTCCTGTTTTAAAAGTTTTTGGTGTTAATCCTTTTGTTGCTTTAGGTATAAGTTTATTTTTATCTTGGATATTAAGACCAAAAGTTCCTGAAATAGAAGATTTTGGAACTAACTCATTTGATGATTTTGAAAGAGGATTATTAATTAACAAACAATCCAATGACTCTAATATTCCTGTAATCTATGGAGAAAGATTAACTGGTGGAACTAGAGTATTCATGGAAACATCAGGAACAGATAACACCTATCTATATATGGCTATTGTTATGGCAGAAGGAGAGATAAACGATATTACAGAAATTAGAGTTGATGATAAAGTTGTTACATTTGCATCAGGATTTTCTGATGGAACAGCAATAGAAGTAGATAGTTCAGATGCTAATTTTTATAAAGCTAACCCAACTGTAGAGGGTTCAAGTGCTGAAAGTTTAATTAGATTAGAACCACATTATGGAACAGATGGTCAATCAGCATCAACATTATTATCAACATTAACTAATTGGACAGCTAACCATAAATTATCTGGTCTATGTTATTTAGCAATTCGTTTTAAATGGAACTCTGACGCATTTACTGGAGTTCCTAAAGTACAAGCTAAAATACAAGGTAAAAAAGTTAAAACTTATAATGCAAGTTTAGTAGAACAATCTGCATCTTATCAAACTAATCCAGCTTGGTGTTTATTAGACTATTTAACTAATACTAGATATGGAAAAGGATTAACAACATCTGAAATAGATTTGCAATCTTTCTATGATGCTTCATTAGTTTGCGAAACTCAAGTAACACCATATTCTGGTGGAAGTGATATTAATATTTTTGATACAAATACTGCATTAGATACTTCAAGAAATATTATAGACAATGTTAGAGAATTAATAAAAGGTTGTAGAGGTTATCTTCCTTATTCATCTGGTAAATATAGTTTAGTTATAGAAACAACAGGAACAGCTTCAATCACATTAACTGAAGATGATATTATAGGTGGTTATTCATTAACAACACCTGATAAAAACGAAAAATATAATAGAGTTATAGTTGGCTTTGTTAATCCTGATCGTAATTATCAAGTTGATGAAGTTCAATTTCCACCAATAGATGATTCAGGATTACCAAGTGCAGATCAACACGCAACAATGAAAGCTAGTGATGGTGGATTTTTGCTTGAAGGAAGATTTTCATTTACCACTATTACTAATCAATATCAAGCAGAGGAGATGGCAGAAGTTATATTAAGAAGATCAAGAGAAGCATTATCTTTAGGAATAACTGTTAGTTTTGATGCTTATGATTTAGCGATTGGCGATATAGTTAATATTACACATAGTTCTTTAGGATTTTCTGCTAAACCATTTAGAGTTTTAGGAATAACTTTTAATGAAGATTTTACAGTTGGTTTATCTTTAGTTGAACATCAGGATTCTCATTATACATGGGCAACTAAAACTCAAGCTAGTGCAATTCCAACAACTAATTTACCTAATCCATTTAATATCCAACCACCAGCAAGTGTTACTTTAGATGACCAATTAATCCAGTACAATGATGGAACTGTAATCGTAGCTTTAGATGTAACTATTGGTGCAAGTACAGATTCATTTATAGATTATTACCAAGTAGAATATAAATTAAACACAGATTCAGATTATATTATATATGCTCAAGGTTCAGGATTAAATCATAGAGTATTAAATGTAATTGACCAAGAAACTTATGATGTAAGAGTTAAAGCTGTAAATACTTTAGGTGTTTCTTCTACTTATGTTTCTGCATCAAGAACTATTATAGGTGCTATTGAGCCACCTAGTGATGTAGAAGATTTTTCATGTAATATTGTTGGACAAGAGGCTCATCTTTCATGGTCGCAAATACCTGATTTAGATTTAGCTTATTATAATTTAAGATTTAGTGAAGCAACTGATGGAACTGCTGATTGGCAAAATTCTGTAGCATTAGTAGAAAAAGTATCAAGACCAGCAACTTCAATTTCAGTTCCCGCGAGGGCTGGAACTTACTTATTAAAAGCTGTTGATAAGCTAGGAAACTTTAGTTCAAATGCTAGTGCAATTATTTCTAATGTTACAAGTGTTACTAATTTTAATGCTATTGCAACACAATCAGAACACCCAGATTTTTTAGGAACAAATACAAATACAGTTATTGCAGATAATACAATTAGATTAGATTCATCAGAACTTTTTGATTCAGGTTCTGGTTTATTTGATGATGAAACTACTAGATTTTTTGATTCAGGAGTTGCTAATGCTGACTTTTATGCAAGTGGTAATTATTTATTTGCAGATGTAATTGATATTGGGGCTAAACATACTGCTAGAATTACAGCATCATTAACTCAAACAGCAGATAATCCTGATGATCTATTTGATAATAGAACTGGATTATTTGACACAGCTTCTTCTAACTTTGATGGAGATGTTGGTTCAAATTGTAATGCTCATATTGAGATTGCAACTTCAGATGATAATATTACTTATACTGCGTTCCAAAACTTTGTAATAGGAAATTATACAGCTAGGTATTTTAAATTTAGAGTAGTTTTAATTTCAAGAGATTTAGCATCAACTCCAGTAGTTTCACAAGTTACAGTTACAATAGATATGGAAGATAGAATATTTAGTGGCAACGATATTATTTCTGGTGCTGGAACTTATACAGTAACATTTACAAACCCATATAAATCTGTTAATTATGCTGTTGGAATAACTGGCGAAAATATGGCTACTGGAGATTATTTCACAGTAGCAAATAAAACAATTAATGGATTTGATGTTTCATTTTTCAACAGTTCAGATACAGCAGTTTCAAGAACTTTTGATTATATTGCAAAAGGATATTAAAAGGAGTATAAGAACTTATGGCACAACACGACTATAACATAGCAAACCAATCTTTCCCTAGCTTTAGAACTGATCTAAACAATGTTCTATCTGCTATTAATACTTCTAATTCAGGAACATCAAGACCTAGTGGTGCTGTTGCTGGTACGATTTGGTTAGACACAACATCTGCAACTACTCCAACTTTAAAATTTTATGATGGTGCTGATGACATATCTTTAGCAACAATAGATTACACAGCTAACACAGTTAATTGGTTAGATTCAACAGTTTCAGCAGATTTAGTAAATGATACAACTCCACAATTAGGTGGCGATTTAGATATTAACTCAAAAGAAATTACAGGAAGTTTAATTCCATCTACAACAGATACTTATGATTTAGGCTCATCATCTAAAGTTTGGGCTAACATATATACTGGAGACTTAAATTTATCTAACGAAGCTAAAGAACAAGGTAATTCTATTGATGGAACAAAAGGTTCATGGACTATTCAAGAGGGTTCTGACGATCTATTCATTGTTAATAACAAATCAGGCAAAAAATATAAGTTCAAACTAGAGGAGATTTAACATGGCTTTTATCTCCAATGGTGTAACTATTTTAGACAATGGTTCATTTAGTGCTAGTCTAGGTTCAATGGTTTTATTATCTGAACAAACAGCATCAACTTCAGCTTCAATATCATTTACAAGTGGAATAGATAGCACCTATCCAATATATCGTTTTGAGTTTATAAATATGCACCCAAGTGTAGATAATGTTGATTTAACTATAAATTTTAGTACAGATGGTGGTTCAAATTACAATGTTACAAAAACAAGTACATTTTTTTGGTCATACCATGATGAAGCTGATACTACTACACAATTAGGATATGCAAGTAGTAATGATTTAGCACAAGGAACAGGTAATCAACCAATATCATCAAATCCAGGATTTGATAATGATCAAGCAACAAGTGGTTATTTACATTTATTTAATCCAAGTTCTACAACTTATGTAAAGCATTTCATATCAACAAGTAATTCTACTGAACCAGCAGATTATAGTATAAATAGTTTTTCTGCTGGATATGGAAACACAACATCTGCCATAAATGCAGTTAGATTTTCTTTTGAGTCAGGCAACATAGATTCTGGCACAATAAAACTATATGGAATAAAGGACAGTTAAAATGGCAGTAGTATCAGGTGGAACAACATTAATAGACAATGGTGCTTTAGATGCTGGAGTACCAACAGGAGATTTAATATTACTTTCAACTCAAACAGCAAGTGCTAGTGCTACAATAGATTTTACATCTGGTATAGATTCAACTTATGATTCTTATGTGTTTAAATTTACAGATATACACCCAAGCACAAATAGTGCAAATTTTACTTTTCAAGCAGATACAGGAACAAATACTAATTATAATTTAACTATTACATCTACTTCTTTTGAGGCTTACCATACTGAAGCTGATGATGATACTGGTTTAACTTATAATGCAACAAGAGATCAAGCACAAGGTACTGCATTTGCTCATTTAGGTTGTGGTGGTACAAGTTCAGATAATGATAGTTCAATGGTTGGAACATTACAAATTTTCAATCCTAGTTCTAGTACATTTGTAAAACATTATTTAGCTGTTACTAATAGTGCATCAAGTTCTCCATTTACAGGTAATAATTTTATGGCTGGGTATTTTAATTTAACCACACCTATAACAAGAGTAAGGTTTAAATTTTCATCAGGCAACATAGATGATGGTATAATCAAAATGTATGGAGTATCATAATGGGACTAATATCTAACGGCACAACAATATTCGACAATGGCTCAATTGCATCTGGCTTTGGTGGAAGTTTAAACTTTATATCAAAAGCTACTGCTAGTGCATCTGCTAGTATAGAGTTTACATCTGGTATTGATAGTACATATAAGGAATATGTTTTTTATTTTGTGAATATGCACCCAAGTGTAGATAATCCTAAATTTCAATTTAACTTTTCTACAGATTCTGGCTCTAATTATAATGTTACAAAAACTACTACATTTTTTAGAGCAGTACACTATGAAAGTGATAGTTCTGCTGGTTTGCTTTATTCAACAGGACAAGATTTAGCTCAATCAACTGCTTTTGCAAATATAGTTGATGGTGTTGGTTCAGATGCAGATCAAAATGTTAGTGGATATTTACATTTGTTTAATCCAAGTTCTACTACTTATGTTAAACATTTTATTTCCAATTCTAATACTTGTACTGATGATAATGCTACAAAAAATGTATATACTGCTGGGTATGGGAACACTACATCAGCAATAGATGCTATCAAATTTCAAATGACATCAGGAAACATAGATAGTGGAGAAATATTGCTATTCGGAGTAAATTAATTTATAAGGAGAACATTATGCACAAATTAGTAAATGGAATACAAATAGAACTTACAGAAGCAGAGATAGCAGCAAGAGCCGCTGAAGAAACTGCTTGGAACAATGGTGCATTTGATAGAGCAATGGCAGATTTAAGAAGTAAAAGGGATAGACTTCTTGCTTCATGTGATTACACAGTACTACAAGATAGCACATACACAGATGCACAAGTTGCTGAATGGGTTGTCTATAGACAAGCATTAAGAGATATTACTAACAATTTAACAAATGTTGACGATGTAAATAATGTTACATGGCCAACTAAACCGTAATTATGTCAGAAGTAAAAGTAAATAAAATAAGTCCACGTTCAGGAACAGATGTCACTTTAGGTGATAGTGGTGATACATTTACAGTACCTACTGGAGTAACCTTAGATACATCTAACAGTACAGTTACATTACCTGATGGTTCAGTTACAAATGCTAAAATAGCAGATAGTACAATTCAACTTGCTAAATTATCAGCAACAGGAACTAAAGATGCTACAACCTTTTTAAGAGGAGATAATACTTTTGCAGAAGCTGGTGGTGGAAAATTATTACAAGTTGTTCAAGGTTCTACTTCTACAGAAACAAGAAGTTCTTCAAATACTTTAATTGACACAACTTTATCTGCAACAATAACTCCAAGTTCAAGTTCAAGTCAAATTTTAGTAACTGTGTTTCAAAATGGTTGTGATAAATCAGCAGCTAATTCTGGAAACCAAATGGTTTTAAAATTATTAAGAGGAGCAAGTGTAATAACTACTTTTGGAAATAATGTAACTTACACTAATTCTGCAATATCCAATGCAATAGGTACTGTAGGAACTATGTATCTTGATTCTCCAGCGACTACATCAGCTACTACATATAAAACTCAATTTGCAAATGCAAACAATACTGCAAATGTAGGTGTTCAAGGAACAGGTGGAGAAACATCAATTATAACTTTAATGGAGATTTCAGCATAATGGCAAAAGTAATAGACGCAATACTATCAATAAATCCTAACGCAAAAGTTGTTACTAGAGGTTCAGAAATTGATACTATAGAAATAGATTGGTTAGATGGAACTGTTGAAATTTCTAAAACAGATATTCAAGCTAAACTTACAGAATTAAATAATAACGAAGAACAAGTTAGACAAGACGCAATAAACAAAAAAGCATCTGGCAAACAAAAACTTTTAGACTTAGGATTAACAGAAGCAGAAGTAAAGGCATTAATAGGAGTATAATATGGCTAGCATACTTAAAGTAGATACAATTCAGGATCAAGACGGTAATAATATTATCAACGAGAGTGCTGGTACTATTACTATCGGTAAATCTGGGGATACTGTACAAGTTGCTTCAGGTGCAGAATTTGTAGGCGGTGGTACTCAATGGCAATCAAGTATTGTAACAGGAACAACTTTATCAGCAGTAGCTGGTAATGGTTATTGGATTGATACGACTTCAAATGCTTGTACTGTTACACTTCCAGGATCAGCAAGTGTTGGAGATACAATAGAATTAGTAGATTATGCAAGAACATGGAATACAAATAATGTTACAATAAATCCAAACAGTTTAAACTTTCAAGGAAACTCATCTCCTAATCCTGTTTATGATGTTGATGGTCAATCAGTAAGATTGGTTTATTCAGGTGCTACTCAAGGTTGGATTCCAACTTCAGATGATGATGTTACTTTAGAAACTCCTCAACCAATCATAGCAGATTTTTTAGTTATCGCTGGAGGTGGCGGTGGTGGATTTGATGATGGAGGTGGTGGAGGTGCTGGAGGATATAGAAATTCTTATTCTACTGAATCATCTGGTGGAGGAGGAAGTTCAGAAACTTCTTTATCATTAACATCTGGGGAAACTTACACAATCACAGTAGGTGGTGGTGGAAATGCTGCTAGTAACGGTACTGCAAGAGGAGCTACAGGAGGTACTAGTTCAATTTCAGGAACAGGCATTACAACCATAACTTCAAGTGGTGGAGGTGGAGGTGGTTCAAGACCAAGCGAAAATACTGGAGGAGATGGAGCTTCAGGTGGAGGTGGAAATGGTGATTCTACTTATGCTGGTGGTTCTGGTACTGCAAATCAAGGTTTTGGTGGTGGTGCTGGACAAAGTGGTGGAAATGGTGGTGGAGGTGGTGGTGCTGGAGAAGCGGGCAATACTGATGGAAATGGTCATGGTGGAGATGGTTTATCATCTTCTATAACTGGTTCTTCTGTCGCAAGAGGTGGTGGAGGCTCTGGTTCTTCAAGAACAGGCTCAACAAAGCCTGCTGGAACAGGAGGTGGTGGAACAGGAGGTAATGCTGCAGTACCTCCGAATGTTAATGCTACTAGTGGTACTGCTAACACAGGAGGTGGCGGTGGTGGAGGTTCGGGTGCTGGTGAAACTACTGGTAATGGAGGTTCGGGTGTTGTTATTTTAAGATTACCAACAGCAGATTACACAGGTACAACAACTGGTTCGCCAACTGTATCAGCAAATGGAACAGATACAGTAATGATATTTACAGGAAGTGGGAGTTATACCGCATAGGAGAATAATATGGCACATTTTGCAAAATTAGGAATAGGAAATATAGTTGAAAAAGTTGAAGTAGTATCAAATGATGTTGCAACAACTGAACAAGCTGGTGTTGAGTTTTTACAAAATTTATATAAAGACAGAGCAGTTTGGAAACAAACATCTTATAATACTAAAGGTGGAGAACATATATTGAGTGGAACACCTTTTAGAAAAAATTATGCTGGTATAGGTTGGAAATATGATCAAACTAGAGATGCTTTTATTCCACCTAAACCTTTTGATAGTTGGACATTAAACGAAACAACTTGTCTTTGGGAAGCACCTACTCCTAAACCAGAATTGACACAAGAACAAATTGATAATGGAAATAAATATATTTGGAATGAAACAAATCAAACTTGGGAATTAATTTAACAAAAATTTAGTGGTGTGAAAAAATTTAACAATCCATCTTGGAATTTTTATTTAGATAAAATTAATAGTTATGCTTTTTGGGAAAAAGCATTTACTCCTAAAGAATGTGAAAAAATAATTAAAATTGCAAAAAATAAAGGTTTAATCAAAGGTATTACTAGAAGTAAAACAGATGTTAGAGAAAGTAAAATTAGTTGGTTATATTCTGAAGATAATTTAGAATGGGTTTTTAGAAGAGTAACAGATATAGTTTTAAATCTTAATGATAGATTTTTTCAATTTGATATTTTTGGTTTAAATGAGGGGTTTCAATTTACAAACTATAAAGCACCATCAGATAATTACGGCAAACACATTGATAGAGCAAATAATTTTATAGTTAGAAAATTATCATTATCCATACAACTTACTGACCCTAAAGAATATGAGGGTGGAGAATTAATTTTGTATGAAGATGAAAAAGGCACAGAAATGAAAAAAGAACAAGGAACATTAGTATTATTTCCATCTTATACTTTGCATGAAGTTAAACCTGTAATAAAAGGCGAAAGAAATTCTTTAGTTTCTTGGGTAACTGGAAAACAGTTTAAATAACAGAGTTGATACTTTAATTTTATATGGCAAAAGTAAATTTTTTACACTTTGTACCAAGACCAAAGCCCCCAAAAAGACCAGGGGTTCATAAGAAAAAATTAAATAAATCACAAAAAAGAAGTTATAAAAAATATAATAGACAAGGAAGATAATTATGGCAACTACACCAGATGATACTCAATTACAAAAAGGTGCAATAGCTCCTGCTCAAGCTGAGCAAACAGGGAGTCAAAAAGCTGTTACCTTAATTGAAAATATAGTAGCACAGCCAACGCTTCCTACAGGCACAACTGTATCACCTCAATTACAACAGTTAGGTACTGGGGAGTTAATGGCTACACCAGGTGTTCAAGCACCTGTAACTGCTGCTGCTCCAACTGCTGTTACAGCTCCAACTATAACAGCTGCTACAGCCCCTACGGCTACAACTACAACTGCACCGACTGCACAAGCTGCAGCACAAATGACTGCTGCTCAAGTAGCAGGGGTTACTCCTACAGCTACTGCTGCACAAGGTACTTTAACTGCACCTGCACAAGCTGCTACAGGTGCTATTACTGCTGATGCTACCGTTAAGGGCCAGCTACAATCTTTACAACAAGAAGTAACTACAGCTATACAATCTGGTAATCCTTTACCTGTATGGGCTAGAGGTGCTGCTAAGGCTACTGAAGCTGCTATGAATAGAAGAGGCATGAGTGCTAGTTCTATGGCTGCTGAGGCATTAGCTGAAGGTATTATGAATGCAGCTGTACC